GGTAGCGTGCATTCACAGTACCCGGACGACAGTAAATATGTTACTCAAGATCGTGAGACACGGAATAAAATTTGGACAGTGAGTGCAATGCCTGAATTGCCTATGAATCATTTCACAGGAAGAATACCCGAAGTACATGCTTGGCCATCTGTTAAGTACGAGTGGGCGAAAATGAGGGCTATATATGGGTGTGATCTTACAAGTTACTTGGTAACTGAGTTTGCAATGCCTGCTTGTGAACACTTACTCCCATCAGAGGTACCGATAGGTGCAAATGCGAGCATGGAAAAAGCGAAATTGAGGCTTAAACTTGCAGATACCGGGGATTTACCGTTCTGTTTTGATTTCGCTGATTTTAATTCTCAACATTCCATGGAGGCACTACAAGCAGTCTTGCTGGGTTTCAGGGATGTATGGCAAGATCAAATGACTGACGACCAAAAGGAGGCCATGAACTGGGTTATCAATAGCTCAACTCGGCAGTTCGTGCACTACGAAACTGGAGTTTGCAGGCTGAAGAAAACGCTCCTGAGCGGGTGGCGGCTGACGACATTAATGAACACTATATTGAATATAGCTTACGTTGAGCATTCAGGAGTAGCGAATGAGTTAATTGACCATGTGCACAGCGGTGATGATGTTTATGCACAAGTCAAGACGGTTTCATACGCTGACAAGGCTCTTCGCATGGCAGACGAAGCTAGAATTGAATTTCAACCCGATAAGTGTGCTGGGGGTGCTGTGTCAGAGTTCTTGAGGATAGACTGGCGTGCTGGGACTACGGGAGCACAGTACTTAACCAGGGGATGTGCCACGGCTGTTCATGCTAGACCTGAGTCACGCAGTGCTCTGACACTTAAAATGTTGATAGCTGCAGCTCAATCACGTGCAGCTGAACTAGTAGAACGAGGTGCACCGCATAAGATTGCAGTGGAGCTGATTGATATATCTACTGAACGTGCAGCACAGTGGTTCAATACAGATATTAATGTGGCGAAGAGGATGAGAGATACTCCGGCACCGGCTGGCGGTATGGCTGCTGACGATTTAATGCAAGACATTGATCTAATGTACGA